ATATTATAACCAGCAGATTTTACAGGATAGATTGCCTCAAGACTATGAATCTGATCTTCATCCATCATATAACCATACTTATCAATTACATCTGCAAGAGTAAGCAAGTCTATTCTACCAACCCAGTTAGATTGTGAGATATATCTTGCCTCTGGAGATTTGTGATAGAATGTCAATAAAGGATTCCATAGTTCAATCTCATAGTCGTCTTCTGTCATTTTAAAGTGCCAGAATTCTCTATCAGTAATGAGCATGTCTCTAAATGCCATATTCTCTAACTCTTTCATAGAGAATCTTTCTTCATCTACATTATGTTGATGGCTTGCCCATTCTTCTACAAGAGATCTATAATCCTTTTTAAAGAATCCTTCAATCTCAGGTAAAGATTTAAGAGTTTCAGGAGCCATCATTTGTTGTGCTTGAGCTGCTTGTTTTTCATCTTCAAGATTTAGACCCATCTTTTCTATGGTCTCTTGCATTTTCTGCTCAGCTCTTGAAACAAGTACTTCTTCTACCATAGCACGTTTAGCCTCAATCATTTCATTGTATGATAGATCATCAACTGCGCGATATGTAATTTTGTCATTTCTTTTTGCAAACTCTCCTGTCAAAACATTGATAACGTTTGGAACAATAGGAAAGAACTTTAATTCAAAAGCACTCTGATCTTCTTTTGTCAGAACATCAATAAGCTCTGCAACTTCATTGTCTTCTTCAACAATGTAGTCTGTTTTATCAATAATACCATTTGCAAGCTTGTAGTTTTTCAACAACCTTCTTGCATTTCTGCGTATTTGCTTGAGACCTTGCATTTCGTACCAGTCCAGGTTCCATGCACCCCAAGATTCATCTTTTTCTTTTCTACGCAGAAATTGAATAGGCTGAGTTAGAGTACCCATTTTATTGTTCTCTACCTTAGCTCCATTCTTAAGCTGCATTGCGTTAACTACTGTTGGCATAACCTTATGTATTTACTTTTGTTTATCTAATGTTTTTGAAAGGATTTCTAGGCTTTCTCAACGCTGTAGATGATGAGTTCTCATTCCCCATATGGCGAAAAGGGCTCACTCTTAATTTAGCATTTTTATTTGATTTATCCAAATTAGCGTCATCTCTTTCAACACGTTTTGAGTATCCTCTGTTTGATTCTTGAACTTTGGCAAATGCAACTAAAGCACAAAATGCTACAAGTCTATCCACGTTCAGTCCTTCTCTGTATGCTGCCATTTCTTTTAAAAGCATAATATCAGGTATTCTTTCTATACCATATGTTTGTTTTACAATGGTTCCATCTGCCATTGTTTCTTGGTCTAATTCTTCCTCTAAAAACTGTATAGCGTATGATATAAGATTGGTTTTAAAAAGTGTCCCAACGTTTCTCCAACCATATTCTTGAAAGACATTTGTATTACTAGACAATTCTTTGAGAAACAAGATCTGGCTTTTTGGAACCAGATATCTTTGCTTTCTTCTAGATATCATATATTGAATAAACAAACTTATGTTATTCTCTACAATTGTCCAAGCATTGTACCATTCTATAATCATTTCAAGACGTTCATGCGTCTTGTTCAAGTCATCAAAACGTCCACACCATGCTGCAACTATCTTATCCCTTTCAATGTGCTGTTCTATTGTACCGTCAGCCTTATGCTTTGTAACTTCTTGTGCTGTTTTATAAACAAAGATAGAACACAATGAATCTGACGTTGTAGTTTTTCCTTCAGACACAGGGTCAATAGAAGCATAATATGCTCCAAACTGTGGATCCTTTGCTGGTTTTTCATAGACTACTATAACTCCTTCTTTATCAACTGTTTTAGGTGATATAGGAAATTCTGATATAGGAAGTTTGCGCGATTCTTTAGAAACAATTTTACCATGTTCATCTCTAGATAACTCTATAAATTCTCTGAAATATTCTTGATCTTCTATTCTTCTAATCTGTTTAGTTAAAAGATGTAGTGGGAATTTTGATACTTTTCTATAAGCAAAAGCTTCCTCAATGTTAACTGGTTTCTGAGAAATACGTAATTGGTAATCTTCAGGTTTAAGGTTTTTCTTCCATTCTAACCTTTCTTCAACAATCATTTCTAATGCCTTCTCTACCAGTGAGTTACCAAATTCATCAATGCATGGTAGCATTGACCACTGCTCAGGAATAAATAAACCACACTCTGCAATCTGACCTTCAGCATTGACAAGATTTGTTTCTACTGCTAGTACGTCTTTAGAGATAGGATTCATGATCATTTCTTTCAATGGCTCACATTGTTCCAAATCTCCCACAGATCCTGCAGCTACAAACATACCTGTATACGTCATACCAGATTTCATGGCAGGTAACAAGTACTCAACTGTTTCATTCATCTTTGGGGCAATACCTGCCTCCTCATGATAAAACAGTGTACAAGGACCCCCTACACCATTTGTTGGATCTTTTTCAAGTGCAAGTCCAAATATTACAGACTTTAATCCAACATCACGTTTTTTTCCTCCTTGATTAACTTCAATTTTCTGTTCCCAGTTTAATACTTTATCTGGATTACAAGGTCTATACCATGCAGTATGTGTGTTCAAGAAGTTTCTATATTCTTCTAGAAAACGCCAAGTACCTTTTTCATTAATATAATCCTTCAGGGAACCAGCCATTTTGTTTATAGCACCTTCCTCAAAGTAAAATAGGTTAATCATTTTTCCTGCGTGAAAATAAGAGGATGCAATCTGACGTTTCTTTAGAATGGCTGCATGTTTAGAAGAATGCTTTGCAATCTCTTCATATAATGCCATATGGTATTGGGCGTCCCTTACATCTGCAAAAGTAAACTTTGCTACTTCCTTATTGTAAATAGGTAAGAAGTTTATCCACATGTAATAGTCTCTTGCTAAAAACCATGTGCTTTTCTTGCCTTTAAAAATTACTCCTTTTCTACATTTTTCTTTTTGGTCATCCCAATATTGTATGTAGTCTTTTGTTCTTATAGGAGCTGTACAAAATAATTTATACTTGTTAAACTTTCTAGCTTCTTTGTTAAACAATAATGATGTTTCATCAAACTCATATTTTCCAGGTTCTTTGAAAACAGACCATAAAAATTCAGTGTATGACTCTCTTGTCTCAAAGTCAGTATAAGACCATGATTCAGTTTTAGCATCATATGTTGGTATACTTAAGTACATATTTAATCTTTAGGTTCTTCTACTATCAACTTAAGAGTGCTTCCATCACTATAGTTCCAGATTCTTTGTTTGACAACATAAGTATCTCCACCAATAGATATCCAATCACCTTTTGCTGGTGTATTTTTTACAACTCTTGTTGTCAAGTATCCATCAGATACATGATGTACTTCTACTCTTGTAGTTTTATTTTTCTCCAGTTCTTCGTGTAAGCTCATTGAGTAGTGTTTTGTTACCTTCTGTTTTTTTAATAATTTCTTGCACAGTTTCAATCTTGCTTGATTTTATGATTGCAAAGGTTGATTCACCACCATTCCAATAGGCATGATAATCATCTCTATGAAACCCTGCCCATGTAGATGTGTGTGCGTTGTAATGAAAAATCCAATTGTAGGTTGTCAAGTCCATATGTAGTTTTTGTTGTTTTTGTTTAGCTTTGATCGTACGCAAGGTGTTGGCCTCCACGTACCTGGCTCTTCTGCTCTTCCATGAGATCTTTATACGCCCCTTTGAACGATATACGTATCTGCTCAAACTTTGCTGCAGCATTAACCAAAGAATTGATGTTGCCATCCCTACCATGCTCAATTGTAGTCGTCTCCATGTATTTTGCCAAGCCATCAAGCATGTGTTTAATACCCATAAAAGCCCTATATGTAGGCGTTTCATAAAGTTTTTTGCATAGTTCAACAGCTGCGACAATTGCGTCATCTTCTGTAGAAAAATCTGCATTAATCTGTGTAAGTATAATTTCTTCTTTTTCATTTTCTGGTGTATCAAAAAAGGGATTTAAATCAGGGTTAGGGCAGGTCATGTAGAACAGATAAGAATACACATTCATATAACTATCAGGATACTCTACCATGATTCTTTTTAAGTATGCTAATGTGTGACAATGTTCTGTTGGAACAAGCACACCATTTTCTAAGTCAAATAATTTTACCATTAGTTCCAATGTTTGTTTTCGCGTTCAAAATAAAATGTCAGATCCTCTACAGTATCATCATAATATTCTGCAACAATATTGCTTTTAAATTTGCTACCTATATTTTCATAAAGAGAGCATGTTATAATATTTCCTACTACCTTTTTGCTTAACATATTTGTTAACCAAGTGTAAGTTCCTCCACGAATAACACCTGCTTCAACAAGTAAATAGTTTTCATATTCTGTTTCTGAAAACTCAAGCCAAGCATCTAAATCTTTCATTGCCTTTGTCAAATAAATGTCTACCTGCTCGTCAGGATAAGGAACATTAATTGGCAAAATATCACACATTTCTCCATCTTTACTTAAAGCGTGAGCAACATGCATTGCAACTGTTGCTGAGTAATCAGGACTTACCATAAGTACAAGAGTATTCTTAGGATTTAGTTCAGGATGAGATTCTTGTATTAATACAATAAGCTTTGATAATAAAATCTTTTCATCTATGTCCCTTACAGGAAGTATGCTTCTTTTCATCAGTGTTTCTTTTTAATTACTTTATCTGCATTATTCTTATACCATGTCATAATTGCAAGTACCTCATCTTTTAAATAAGGTAATTCATAAGGTACAATTTCTTTTATGATAGGTTCTCCATCTGCGTTTAGTTTAGAAATAGGATAACCAAAATCATCCTTTTCATCTTCTTCTTCAAAAGAAATATGATGTATAATTAGTTTGCCAGCTTTTAAGTT